GCAAACGTTGTAAGCATCCCCTCTTTAACACCCTGGTCAAAACCAGGCATAACCATTTGCCCAAAGAAAGAGCCTACGCCGGCTGCAAAAGCATATCTGGGATTTGTCCTCGTCAGCTTATAGGTAGCTTGTGCCACACCCGCACTTACTGCAGCACTAGCCAGTACCTGACCTGGCAATCCAAACTGGCGCCTCGCCCAATCAGCTTCTCCAACAGCCATAATGCCTGCACCAACGGCTGCAGCACGACCACCAAAGCGCATAAACTGAGCACTAGCTGGTCCAGGAAGTATGCCAGCAGTTGTACCGGTCAGATTTTTGAAAGCGCTAGCACCAGTTTCGCCACCAAACTGATAGGACAAGTCAGATAGCAATCTGCTAAATCGATCCATCGAAAAAGCAGGGACAGCACGAAGCAAATCTGTTCCGCCCCAGTGCTTAAGACTAGGGGCATTAACAGGAATAAAGCTAGCAGTCTGACTTTTCTGGCCAGCCCGACCTGCACGAGCAAAGATAGTACGGTCGAACTTATCTGCGTCAGCACCGGTCTTGCCATATATATCGGCAGCAGCAAATACGCTAGCGACAGCGCGGTTGATACCATGCTTACCACTAAACGCAGTATTTAACTCCTGGTTTGCAGCCATCAGGCTGACGCTATCTGCTATAACTCGGCGTTCACTTCCAATTTGCGTAGACAGCCTGCCGCCAAATCTTCCTGTCCTTTCCCAAACAAGCTCGTTGGCCATTTGGCCATCAGAGCCAATCATGCCACGAGTTATTCCTGCCTCGCGCAAGGCAGTTTCATCCAAGTTACTTACATGCTTTAACCAGTCGTAGGTACTGTCTTCTGAAAGAAAGTCCTGGCTCCATCGATAAGACCCGTCGGGAGCGAAACCAAATCCAGCACCCTCACCATAGGTATCCCTACCCATGCGACGATATGCATCGCTAGTAAACGGACTTAAAAACTCTGGGGCTCGAAACGTATTGAAAAGCTGGAAAGGACTCTGGTTTCCGCCATAACGCGCACTAGCCGCTATGTAGTCAATTGGACGCCTGCCGCCAGCACCCTCACGTGTTGAGGCCCAGAAAGCACCAGCAGCCCCGGCCCCGAAAAGGGCCAGGGCTCCGATACTACTTGTGTCACTATTGTAAGGTACCGGTTCCTGCGAACTCCATACATACCCGCCATATGATTGTGGCATTATTTACCTCGCTGACGGTTTTCAATGTCTTCTAGACGTTGAAGTCTTCTGGCCTCCATTTTATCAATTCTTTTTGCTTTACGCATTTTGTTAACGAGCACGCGTGGATCCTGATCGAGAACATGGTGCTGACCACCCATACTTTCCAGGTCTGCGTTTTCACGTGCATAATCAATTGCAGGCTTCTTCGCCTTTTGCTGAGCCTCTTCTGGAGACAGAATATCTTTTAGAGATATTGGCTCATAGGCAGTTCGTTTCTGCAACACCGTTTCTGCCATAACAAATCGATCAAACAAAGTCGGTCTTGTCCACCCTTCTACATCTTCAATCGTATAAGCAGGCCAGGCGGTAAACACTATGTGCTTCATGTACTCTATCAGAGACAAGGAGTCATAACGACTTCGAGAATAATCCAGGTCACTTTTATCACTGACGCCAGTACTATCTCCACTAAGCCACATTATAAGGTTGCCGATACTAATAGAAATGCCCGCTGGCAGATCTTCATGCAGGATATCTGCGCGGCCAACATAACAACGATTAAACACCCGATTATATAGTAGGAACGGGTGCTCAATGTTATTGAGCCTCATTGCACAGAAAACCTTATACTCCTTCATGGTCAACAACCTGTAAGCAAATTGTTGGCCAGAAGGAACGGTTGTTACATACAGATCAGGCCCGGCAACAAGCTGATCGATATCAACCATCTTATAACTGTGCTGTCAGCATCAGAGTTTGCTGTGGAGCCAATACATAACTATGCATCAAAACATTTTGATACAAGCTGTCCACGATACCTGCTCGGCTGTTCTTCCAGAATTCCATAGTAAGGGGCCTTGGCCACAGTATGCAATACTGCAGAACCTTTTCTTTCAGAGCATCCTCTGGATCCTGATTAAAGCCTTCTTGCTGACTTTGCTCTGCAACAATCTGCTGAATCTTCTGTAGTTGTCCACGTCGTAGATGAGTAAACAGGTATACGTCTTCGTCACCAAAAGCAACAACGTAGACACTATCACCGTACTTACGTTTCATCTGTTGAATCTGCTTGTCGTTCGGCGCGCCAGGCATTTTATTTAGCACGGCACGAATCGCGGCAACACGCTGAGCTTCAGGGTCCATTTCGTCTACCGTACCCTCTGCATCTTCAGTTTCGACTGCTTCTCTTTCAGCTGCCTCGCGAGCTTGTCTACGTGCTCGCGCCTCTGCTAATTGGCGCTCAAGCTCTTCCTCGTCTGGAAGATCTAGTTCATTACTCACTGGCGTCTCCTTTATCGGCACTGGGGCCTCATGTTCTGGTTCACCCAATTCATCATAGTTATCAACAAGATGTCCAGTACGGCTCTCCAAGATAGAACTATCATGTTCGATAGCGTACACAAGAGCGTCATCAACATCATATGTTTGTTCAATCTCTTCATGAAGCTCTCGGGCGAACCCCTCGTTTTCAAGTATGTCATTGGGTGTAGGGCCACGCTGTTGCATGGCACGAATTTGTTGAGGGGTCAACCGGCTTGCGCCAGGACCCTTAGTGATGCGTCCGTGCATCGTCACCTCAAGTTATGTTTGTAATTTTTCGTTCATTAGGATTTGAAGCCGTAGGATCAATCTGAGTTACAACCTGCGTGTTATTACGTAACGAATAACGGTTGCGGGCAAAGAATGGATAGACTTCAACTATCGTTTCTTCGCTAATCCTAACCACCTTTGATGCACCGGTAAAGTGCACATCTTCTAAAAGCACACCCGTCTTACCAGAAGGAGAGAATTCAGTATCTTGATCACCAAATACAATCTTTATGTCTACGCCGTCAATTAGGTCTACAGGACTGAATGTATTGTGGAGCGGCGCAGTAGATGTGTTCCCAGGCGCATCCCAATATTTCTTCTTCCTGTCTTCAACAAATTTGCTATCAGCTGATAGGGCATTTTCTTGATCGGCAAGGAAAGCCGTCTCAGCATCTTGAGAGCTTACGTAGTCGGGATTAACCTCATCAAATTTTTCTGGAATGCCAGCATGCATCTCCAGTAGGCGAAACAGGTAATCCTCGTGAACGTAATTGATAATCAGACTACCGGTAACAAGGGCCTGTCCGTTGGCTACACCATCATAGTGTATGCTGCTATAACCGTAGATAGGCCGCTTACTGTTTTGGTAGTCGTAACTAATGCCCGCAGCCTCCAGGAGAATGAACTGGCCTACACGTATCGTTACATTAGCTCCACAAAAGTATTCAAATCCGTAATACATTAGGTCCCCTGGATTCGTCGCTGTAACTCAAGCTGCTGTTGAAAGACACTACTGGTTTTACTGACAATGTTCTCAAGACCATCTCTATCTATTCGCGCAAGAGGCTTGTAATCAAAAGCAGTAAAAGAAAGTGTTACTTCACTTACGATATCATTAACTGACGTTACAAATCCATCATCTTGAAATTCTATACCGCGCAGCAACAACGCTGCGCCCTCTGCATGGGTTGTTGTTTCACCCGTCTCCTGGTCGAGGTGCCGAACTACATCAGATGCCTCGCTTGCATAATACATTGCCAGGTCGAAGGGAGGTAAAAGCGTAGGGAGAATACTGTCCAACAGTAGCTCATTCCCAAGCGTACCGACACCAATAAGTTCCCGATCCAAACTCCAGCCGTAAACATTTGACTTGGCAGCCCGCGTCCACTGCCTCATTAACGAAGCTAACGGATGATCGTTTACAACAGTCAAGATTAAGCTGCCCGCGATAGTTCTGACGCCGCGAGAATGCCCACTGATACCTCGATGGCCAAGACGTCGAGCGCTGCCCTTAGCCTCGTGAACACTTATGCTGATAGTATGTAAGGTTCGCAGCAACTGAATGTCAGCTGGCTGCTGAGGAAACCATGTATAGCAACGAGCATCTGCACCACTAAAGCTATAAAGGTATTGCTTAGATGTCGCCGCGAGATCCTCTTGTGGAAATCGTGCCCCTTGTTCATCGGCTCCATAGTCAGGTGGTGCACCCTGTTCGGGATGCTGAAGTACGGTAGCGCTATCAGCTGGTCCATCATAAGGGTTAGCTGATGTACTAACAAGATTGCCAATAATTCCACTGGTAGGCATAGAGTCTCCAAGTAAAAAGGGGCCGGGCCCACTAAAGGCGCCGGCCCCAATATCAAGTTCGTTTTAATTACGGAACTTGAACACCATTCTCAATGAAATCTTTGCTTTGGAAGTCCCATTCACCAAGGCGCTGCCAGGGCAGAATGGTACGACAAACATAAGTCATTTGATTGTCAATGACCACATCGTCTACCGAGAATCCACTTCCTTCATTCAGGATTTCAATACCGTAGATACGCATACTTGCAGACTTACCATATTCGTTTGCAGCAACAATAACGATGTCAAACGGAGGAAGCTGATCGACATACCAAGCTTGACTAACCCGATAGTTAGCTGACAAGTTTCCGGCATCAAACTGATCAGTACTCAGTGGGCCCAAGTTACTTGTATTCGACGCATCATCGAGATCCGCCACACTGGGAAAGATTTCGTCGTTGTCAGCAAGAAACTGATTATCTGCAAACGGGGTGTCGTACAGAATATGCTGGTCAAGCATGAGAGTTACCAGTGTTCCTGCGATACCGCGCTTGCCGCGAGAGAAGCTCAGTGGATCAACCTGACCCATCACGTAGATGGGTGCTTTCTCACGCTGAACAGCATAAGAAATAGCCTGGAGAGACCCAATTGGCTCACCCTCGACAACAGCTCGTATATCAACACCAGAGAAACTGGTAAACTGTCGTGACAGTGTTAGCGAAGAAGATGCCATTTTATACCTCTTGTGGGGTTAGGATTAGAGATCCGATTCATCTGCAGCAAGACTGGTCTTGACCACAATACTCTCAAGAGTGAACGGAGGGACAAATCTAATTTGAAGGGTTAAGCGACCGAGAATTCGGTCTTGCGGAGTATACGAAAACGCAATACGTCCACCGTTGTGAACACCAGCAGTATGCTCGGCAGTAATATACTGATCGAGCGCACTCTTAAGTGACATTAGCACCTGTGGGTTGAACTGCTTACCGATGTAAGGAGCCGTGATGCGTCGTGCGCCTGTAATCAGACGGTTAGCTACACGAATTGTACTTGCTCTACGGTAATCACTACTCGGGTGTGCAGCGTTCTTGGCAGTCGTAAGTATCCACGAACCACTGTCATCATCAAAACGCATACCAATTGCTCGGATCTGAGCAAGCTGACTAAGTTGCGTACTGTGGATATCAAGTCCGCCACCAACACTAATGAGTCGACCTTGCTGACCAATTGGCTCTTCGGCAGATGGCGTTACAGCCAACTTACCAGCGAATGTCGCAGCCAGCGTACCGTAGTACTGGGATCCACCGTTGTACCCGTTACTGAGTAGCGGCCAGTCATAGCATACAAAGATGTGCTTGCCGAGATCAATCGGCCTACCGCTTTCGTCCAGAGCTTCGTCATTAGGACTAATACCATAAGGCCACTTCTCACCGTTTGGAAGAGCAGAGCCAACAGTACGAATGAGCCCACCATAGGCAAGACCACTTGTGTCTGTCTCGGCCTCAAGCAGGTGGCCGCGATAGCCGTACTCGCCAGCAAGGAACTTGTTACCAAGAATGCCTTCACCATTGTCTGCAACAGCACCAATGTAAACATCGATATCATTGTCGCTGTACTCGGGAAGATCACCAACCCAGTTGCCGTTAGGAATGTAGCTTCGGCTGATAGACAAGCTATCTTGATCCGGCTCCTTGAAGTTGATAACGCCCAGCATGGTACTCCAGTTGACGCTTGCAAGATAGCAGGCTTCAGCTAGCTGATGGGCAAAGTTAATTTCGCGAATCTCAGCATCAGCACCATTGGTGATCTTGGTATCAACTACAGTTGGATTTGTACCATAAGGGTCAAAAGTCATAAGGATTTTGTTGCCGCCAGAACCACTTGTGAAGTTAGCGGCTGCAGTGATATTAACTGCTGTCGCGCCAACCGTAACGCCAGCCGTACCAAATACATCGGAAGGTAGTCGTACCCAAGAGTTGTGAGCACCAACAGTAGCTGCTGTGGCAGCTGCTATAGCAGTATTGATAGCAGCAGAAGCTTGAGTCTGGGTTGAGACTGCGTCTTCGATAGTGACAACGATGTCGTAGCCACCATCATCATTTAGATCGATAGTTACAGTTTCAGCACCAGCGGTTCCACCACCCACAAATTCCATTGTGCAGGCATTACCGCCCTTACCAGTTTCCGAACAAGCTAGCGTCACACCGTCATGCGTGATGCTAGCTGCAACCTGAGCAAAGCTGAAATAGTCAGTTTGATCAGTAAACAAGGAGTATACGACACCACGGTAAACGTAACGCCACAGGTAACCAAGCAGGTCACGGTCACTACCTGCCACAGGAGGCCCAGACCAGAAATATCCGTAATCAGTTCCACTTGCTGGAGCACCCGTCTTGCTTGCATCCGCAGTATCAATGATATTCAGCGCATCAATGTAGGTATCAACAGGAATCAAGAAGTCAGCATCTTTGTAGTCTAGACGGAAGTATGCTTGCTCAAGGGCAGCGTATCGCTCTACCAAGCTCGGGTTTGTACCATCATCGCCAGCTTCACTTACTGGATCAGCAGGAACCGTTACCCCGCCTGCACCACTGACATCAAAGTCAGCGATAACAACATCAGTAAGCTTAGTCCATAATTGTGGTAGCGGCTCAGTGTCATTTAGCAACGCACCCGGCGCAAAACCAGTATCTTCGATGTAGACATCACCATCATCCAGCGCGAGCAAACGAAGACTGTCGTAAACGTACTGACGATCTGTTATGTCATACACAACATACCTTGGAGTACTGTCTTCAAAGGTAATGCGTAGCGCATAACGATCAAGAACATCATCATCGCTTCGCTTGGTGATCACAGTCAGGGTGTCCGAGTCGGAGTCAGTTGCCGTCCAGCGCCCGGGATGGCCACCAGCACGGAGAACACTAAGGTTATTTGAACCTTGTCGAAGAGCCTCATGTACTGTACGCATTACCGGGCTAGCAGAACCAAATTCACGTTCTGCCAATCCAGTCTCTACAACGTTAAAACGACGAAGGGACGTGCCACTACCTGACGGCCCAACAATAAGTATATTGGGCTGTGTGGTACGACGTGTAATAGTAAGAGCACCCGAGTCAATGTAGGCAGCCTTTGTGCCTGGAATATCACTGTAAGGCATTGAAGCCTCCTGGGGTTAGGATCAAGAGCTCAAATCGCTCCTGGTTTCGATTATATTAATTGAAGGATCTGCCTTGATGCGAAACTCAGGAAGCCTGACATCAAATTGAAGTGTGCGATAATAAAGTCTGACTCCACCGGTAGTTTGGTAATTGTCAGAACCTCGGTCCTTCCATTGGAAGAAATCTGCACCTTTCTGTTGGAAAACCCATGTGTTGTTAATAAGAAGTCGCTCTAGCCATAATGCCCGGGTATTTGCAAGCCGAGCAGATTTGCTCCAGCAAGTAAAGGCTACAACGTTATCAACAAGTCGTCTCTCTATACTGATTACTCTATCTGGTGAGTCAGGAATCTTCAAGCTATGGGAGTGTTGCCACTGTGGCATCATTGTGCCGCCCCCAGCTCGCCCAGTGCGCGCGGGGGCTCTACGCATCAGCCTCCAGGTAATTACTTCATCACCAAGCCTGTGCAGGTCCTCACCCGGATACTCTCCAACAAACTCGACTAGCTCAGTCTTCTGTTCATTCTGTTGGGCGTTCTGAACCACCTGTTCAGCCAATTCAATAAAATGTTCGAACAGCAGCGGCTTATCTGTTGGAACAAAAACGTGTGCATTTGTCTTAAACGGATCATCAAAATACACTGGCATTTCTAACGTAGGCCAAATCTTTTCTTCGCTAATAGATACAGGGAAGCGTTCACGCTCCTCAAGTAATTCGGGCGGGACTTCACCTTGCAGTCTATTATCCTCAGAACTCATGTAACTACGTCCGTCCTAACGGCATCTTCTTCTCTGGAATAGAGTGTATAGTACTCAAGCCGCCCACCATCAGATCTCATTTCTGCAACAGTTTGTGGCTTATGTACTGCCTCTACTGCTAATGGTTGCACAGGTACTCCCTCGATATCAAGCGCCGGGATAACAATCTTGTCTCCATACTTGATATCAGCATCGTACCTAAAAAAGAAAATTCTGTAATCTATACGAACGGCCCCAGGAGGCATCCAAGTCTGTCGAGCGACAAGCCCGCTGTCAGCTCCACCAAGCATGGTGTAACCAATAAGCCAATCAGCATCATAAAGGTAGCCTTCTCCTTGACAGTAAGAGCAGTCAGGATCTGGCTCAATGGTTTGCGATACGCGTGTACAGGTACAATAATCTGGATTGCCGCTGCTGTCGCGGCGCAAACGCCTAATTATGAAGGGTCTGCCATGAGCAATAACCCCTTTGTCATTACCGTAGATAAACAGATCAAAGTGCTCGCGTAAATCAATTTCAGAGGACGAGGTTGAGTAACTGCGTCCACCTCGTACTTCATTTCTAAACAAATTCGGTCGTGCCATTATTAATCCCAGTCTTGGCTATACCGCGTACCCGGATACATGCCCCATCGTGCGCGGCGCCGCCCAAGACGGCGACGCTTTTGGTTAACTGCTGGATTAGGATAAAAGAACTCGTGTGGGTCTTCCCACAGTCGACCTACATTACGACGATCAGGGTCGAATCGGCCCTTGACAGCATAAGTGGGATCAAAGCTCTGTCCTGGATTGATACAGGCACCAGCCTGCAGGACCTTGAACCACTTTTGTCGTTCGGCACGAAGTCGTGTAAGTACGTCTTCTAAATCATCATTCGTTAACGTGCTGCCCAGCCGAATAGACAAATCCCCAAGAGCTTTTCTTCCACCTTGTAGGGTGCTTGCTGTCTGACCATGCCCAGGTATCATCATCGCTCGAAGCGCAGCATCATAAAGGACAAATTTTGTCCTTGCAAATTTCACACGATCTGTTTTACCAGTTGTCTTAACCTGGATAAAATCAGCTTCCCTGCTGCTCCAATAAAGCATAAGCGCTAGCGTGTCATCGGGAATATAGCTAATCCACTGGCCAAGCTCAAGACGCATCATGTCTGGACTACCGTACAGCGGATTGTACACAGTGGTATAGAATAACTGGTCGACCAATTCATTCTCATCAGTATCTTCGATACCATTGATTTCAATGATGACCATTGTGTTATTGCCGGGCGACTGGTTTGCCACAGTCGCCCCTGCTGTTGCAGTCCAGGTAAACACTGTAGTTTGCGTTGCGCCATCTACTGTAGCAGACCAGTATTCATAGACTACACCTTCTTCCGCAGCTATAGTCCATGTTGCACTATAGTATCCGGTAGACAATTCTGAAGCAGTAACACTGGCAATTGCGCTAGTAAATGTTTCCGCTTCAACCTCCGCAGCCCGTACAGCATCATCTACACTATTGTCATAGAAATAGACAGTAGGATCGGCGTCCGCAGACATGAAGTCGCCGCCAACATCTGTAAATACAGCACGCAAGTCTGCAGAATCACCAATCTGAAATGCACCACGATAGCTCATATTAGATCCTGATAGTTAAGATGTTATCCACTAGCGTATAGGTGTACGCTAGTGGGCGCTGCTCTACCTCATATTGGTAAAGTCCCTCTACTGGATAGGTCCATAGCTTCAACGTATCTGCGGTAATGCTGGCTGGATCAGGATTACGATTAAACACAATCACAATCTCATTAACATTAGCATTGTTGTAACTACCGTCCACTGGAGTCATTGAAACTATCTCCAGCGCTCCATCAATACTAACCCCGGGGAGAACGGTGGCCGGCGGCAAGCTTGGAGCTGGGGTACTTGGGCTAGCAGGTGCAGCCGTATACGTTCCATCATTTGTTGTAAACACAACACGCTGATTTGTTGCCAAGCGCTCGATGGCCTCAACATTGAATTCCCATTCGTCATCGACGAGAAACCCGTCATCAACAAATCTGATACTGGCACCATCGTCCAGCAGTCGGAATCTGTTACTGACAATACGACCGGTGACTGCACTACCTTCACCAGAACTGTCATACCACCATTTGTACTTGGCGACATTAATATCCCCAGCCTTGGTGATTTTAACATGTATAACGTCTGTGCCTGCTCCCGTCCAAGTGCCGGTGGCCACAACGCCACCGTCACCAGCAACCGCAGTTTCCTGTACCGCATAAATTGTTTGGGTGCTTACTCCAACGTCTTCGGTGTCAGGGTCACCCACGATAGTAAAAGTATACTGTGTATCGCCAGCGAGCAAGGCGTTGAAATCTGGATTCAGGGTCACCTTGGCCACATGACCAATATTCGCGGCTAAGGCAGCTGCCTCATCTAGAGTATCTGCCGCATCAGGAACTACTTCAGTAGTAGTTCCTAACGTGTAGTACGCAAGTTCTATCGCCAGCGGGGCGACACCAGTGAATCCAGGAGAACTTAAGAAGTAGGGATTGCGCGCGGCGTCTTCACTAATGAAATCGGTTCCACCAGGCCCGGTTTGAAAATCAAAATCCGGACCGTGCAAGATAAGACTGTCTTTTACAGTCTGTAAGTCAACCACGTTATCAAAGTACACAAGCAATGTTGCGCCAACCGGAATACCGACATCACTATCTGCAGGATATGTTTGGTCGATACTGGGTACTGCCATGGTTACCTCACTTTAATGCGTCAAGTGCCTCTTGCTCTGCTTTCTTCAAAGCTTCCTCATCTTTCTTTACCGTATCGACATTGTTGTTAATTGCAACTTCATCAAGTACGGTTTCCACGAAGTCTTCTTGATCATCGTCAAGACCAACATCTGTAACCTGGAATAAACCCTTGTCGGCAGATGAAGGGTCGTAATTAATAAGTTGATCGAGTTCTGAATTGTAATCTGGAATGATACCAGGCATTGTTACCTCCATTGGCATTATAACACCTAGGAACTTAAGCACGAAAGGGAGGCCCGAAAGTAGGCCTCCCTTATCAAGTTGCTAAACCGAACTCAATTACGCAAGTGCGGTCCAGGCGTCAACCTCGCCACTTACATCATGGGTAACTGCGCTAACAGTCTGATCCCAGTAGTTGCGGTCAAGCTTAACGTTCTTGAATACACCAACAGCCTGTCCCTCATGGGTAACTGCAAAGCCATAACGCTCACGCAGCTTAGCCTTCACAACCTCGACGCTTTCATCACGCCATTCCACTTGTGTACGCTCTTCGTCAACAAGGTGCATGCCGACATTGCCCTGACTAATCAGGTAGATGTCACCAAGACCAGTTGCTCGATCGAACGGAACGAATGGACTCGTTACGATACTAAGCGGCCATGGGAAGTAACCAGAAGGAATTGGAGGCGCGGCAGTCATGCCGTGCTCGCGACCAGCGACACCGGTTGCTCCAGTTTGACCCACGGGAGTGATACGATTTCCACGACTTGGTCCCATCGCACCCATGCTACCATTTGACCATGGGTCAAGTGGGCCAGGGTTACCAGACCAGCGGTTGAAGAATGCGCCACCACCATGTGCAATCATCATGTTGCGCAGGACTGGGTCCTGAATGTACATGTAGAAAAACAGTGGATTCATAAGTAGAACGGTAGGCTGGAAACCTTCCTCGGTCAAGTGCGCCATGCCCTTGAAGAGGTCGTCCATTGTTAGTGTTGCATTGGGTTGCATGCTGAGGTCACGGCCAGTTGTGACACCGAAAAGGCTGGTAGCTGGAGTTGCGTTATTGAACAACTCTGTACCAAGGCTACGCAAGAACGCGATAGCCTTCTGCTCCTTATGACGAGTGAGCGCACGGCCCATCTCGCGAAGGTTAAGAGCCATGATGTCCCAGGTGCTGTACCGAAGTGCCTCGTCAGTGAAGGATACAGCAAGACCACTCTTGCCGATCCAAGCAGTCTGTAGACCGCCACCAATCTGGAACATGACCTCAGGATACGTACCATGCTCTGGGATATCGGCTGCAGTAACCGTCCCCATCGCACCAGCAAGCACCTGAGTGGTAAGCCCCTTTGCCATCACAGTGTCGAATAGAGGAGTAATACTCATGATTGGGTCGAGTGGTTCACGAATAACGACCTCCATCGCACTTTGAAGAAGTGGACGAATTTCGCTAGACGCAACCGCATCTTGAGTTGGGCGAATGTGCTGGTACACATCCTCCCAGACAAGGTCGACAGCATCTTCAGTATTATTCCCCTGGTTGACCATGAGATCAGCTAGGTAATTGACAGCAGCAGCTCGCTCAGTAGGCAAGTCGATAGCATTGCCATCATGTAGCTTGAACTTCATTGTGATCTCCTAAAGAGGGGGTTTCGTTAAATACGAACTTTGATGACAGCCAGCTGATTAGCAACTGTCTCGTTGGCAAGAGTAATCTTATCACTATAGCCAGCGGTAGCGCTACCCGGCATACGACTTGCAGCACTAACATTGTCTAGCTCGAAAGCTGTCTTGACGTACTGCAGGAGGTCTTTGGGCTCTGCATCAAAAGTAAGTAGGGTTCCTAGCGCCGGGTCACCAGCGTCGAGAATGTCGGCAGAACTGCCTTTTTGGCAGAAGTTACTAGCGGCATCAACAGACACTAGACGGCTACCGTAGTTCGGAATACCATTGAAGTAAATGTACTGCTCACTGGCAGCAAGTGCAGCATCACTGTAGGCGTAGAAACTGAAAGTAGGATCAGTGTCATCAGTTACCAGTGTATCCCACACATCGCGCGTGAAAATAAGGTAGCCGGCCTGAGCATCAAGGTAAAAGTCGCCATCAGCAGTTACGTCAGCAATGCTTCCAACCTCATTTACAAGGATGGTACCGATGTCTTCGGCAATGGGAGTACGACTTGTATTAGCTGCGACATCACGCTCACTCAGCGTGAGGAGCACAACATCACCGATGTCATCGGAATTGTAACGCTCAAGCACAGCGATACCAGTTGCATCCAGCACATCGCCATCAGCAGGTCGCTGGTTGGCTGTAGGCGCAGAATCAAGCGTTACGGCACTGACATCAATTGTGTCATCGGTAGTAGTATCACCCGACATGTAGGGCACGTGTGCCTCAATTTCCGTCAGGAACTGAACGCGGGACTGCTTGTTGTAGTTGAGGTAATGCTGGTCACCATCTTCTGGTGTACCTGCGTAAACATGGAAGTCGTAAGCTGCAACACCAACAGGCAAGCTGATGAATGCTTCAATTACTTCCGTAATCTCGGAAACATCCGTAACAGCGGTGGCGCGTTCTACGAAACCACGGTTAACGCATGCGTGTGCAAAGTCGATACTAGTGATCGTCTTAGCAGCAGTTAGGCGTTCGCCTGTTTCAAAATCAACAACACCCCAGTCGACATCCGTCTGGGTGTAAGTGATAACAACAGTAGTTGTTGCGGCACCAATTAGGGCAGAGCGTAGTCCGGCTGGAACAAGGCGATCCTCAACATCCAAAGCCACAATCTTGCCAGAACTAATTACATAAGCATCAGTTCCGGGAAGCATTGAAGTCTGAGTGAAGACAATTGGAAGCCAGAGAGCTGGTTTCCATTGTCCCTTACCGTGAGGTACGGCAATATTCGGCTGAACACGCCAGTTTGGGGTAATAGAACCCCAAATATCATCGCGCACATAAAAGTCACGATTGTAGCGGGTAGCTGGCATAATTAATTCTCCTCAAGATAGAGAGTAATGTCGAAAGTACGAGGGATATGCTTCTTGCGCATTTTGATTGCTAGGAATCGGTCTGCTTGAGATTGGCCCTCATTGTCTCGAATGTTCTTATAACGGGTAATAACATTCTTTTCAAAGTCACTTAGATTTACTTGTGTCGGAGCATCTTCGGTTGAAGCAACCGAGTTGTTCTCAACAGCAGAAATATCCTCAGTGGCTACTGTGGAATTACCGTCATCTGTTTCATTGTCTGTGGTGGCAGCTTCTGTGTCAAGTTCAGTAGTCTGATTATCTGCAATTACTGCCGCAGCTTCCACTTGATTACGCAGCTCTTCAATTTGATTGAGAGCATTAGCATAGTCAACAGTAAGCTGGTCGAAATCTTTGCACTTGCAATTATCGCAAGTACTTTGCGTGCTATCGCAATTTATAGCTTCTGCTTTTTCGTCAATGGACTCAAGTGCCTTAGCCTTTTGAGCGTCTGACAAATCAGCACGATCGATAAGTCGACGAGCCGCATCTACATGCGCAGAATCGGGCACAGGGAAACTTCTGTTAGGCCCACAAAAGGCGCTATCAGCAAGTGCTTCGCGTGCTTCGTCACCTAGCTTTGCGTCATTAAGTTCAATGTCAAAAGCCATATCGAGCAATGTCCAGGGAACCACTGGCTCCACAACATCTTCAGAATCAACTACCTCGGTTTTCACCTTGGTATCCGCTTCGTCTACGACTGGCTGGTTTTCAGGTTGCACTGCTTCATTCGTGTCCTCGACATCAGTTGATTTAACAACTTCGGTGTCCGTAACAGCGGGTGGCAGCTCTGTATTCAGCTTCTCGATAAGAAGCGGTACGAGGGCATCAGCCAGTGCACTAACATCAAATGCTTGTGCGCCCGCCTCCCCCGTTGTTGATTTGGCTCCCATTAGAACTCCATCGTTAATATGTGCATCGGTTACGTAAATAGCGCTATCCGAGAAACTGTCCCAACTCTTTGGAACCGCAACTTCTGAACCTTCGCTATCAATTAATTGTAGGCTACGTACTTTACTGAAAGCGTTAGCTCCCTTAAATACGATCGAACCTTCTTCGATATCGTAACTCCCAAGTACTCCTAAGGCAAGATCACCATCTACAATACTGCCAGGACGGTGATCGCACGGCCCATCTTGAGCCCAATCCTGCATGCAACATGTGCATACCCAGCGATCAGTAGTGGCCCCAGCGCTAAAATCGAGGTAGGTACCATTGAGAAATTTCTCAATAGCTTCCTCATCAGCAATTCGAGCAACAGCCTCTAGTTCGCTAAGCCCCTGCCAATTATCATTGGTAAGCAGGTTGTACTTGCGAAGCACCTTGTAGATGCGCTCAGGATCATCGGAGTCGAATGCGCGTTTGACGCTCATAAAGTCGTCAGCATTATCGAAAAAGGTCATGGCTACATGATCTAGGACATTGAATCGCACATCAGTAAATCGACCTACGATATTATCTACATCTCTAGAATCATGGTTCTTGATAATTGGTTTCCCAATTGCATTAGCCGCGCCGGCAGCCTGGCCGCGCGGCATATAAATACGATTGTTAATACGTCGACCTGCGTTAGTCAGGTTGAAAGTAACTTCTAGTCCACGCGTGGCAGCATCCTCTACATTTAGAACCGAATCCATTAGGCGAACACGGCCAGCAGCTGACAGGCTAGCAAATCGTTTGTCGGGCTGAATGCGATAAATGTCGTTGATACGAATCATGTATTCTCCAACTGTGGTAACAGGTTATAGATGACGGCTTCTAGACCAACACCGTGGTCAGCAACCATCTCCCAGCGAGAATGCACCTTGGCTTTCCACGCATCAAGTGTAGCAGCTTCGATATCCGTATCACAAGTTATACTGTATGTACAGCCATCCATAAACACTATATCTCTTGTAGTTTTCGCACTAGCCCTTTTTCCATGTTGGTTCGCGGGGCGTGAGCGATTTGCTACCGTTCCACTCTTCTTAGTTGCCGGACGTCCCTGCGGACCAGCCTGCTTACGAAGCTTCTCTTGCTTTTCTGCAAACTGCTTTTCTTTTGCCACGCCCTGAGGTGTGATACTAGATCCAGGATGTTCTGCTAATGCTTCATGTGCAGCACTACCAGGTCCACCAGCTTTGACTAGTTCAAGTTGCTCTTGATACATACTAAAGAACGTACGCTCGCTCATCTCGTCAACAAAGGGTTCATCGCCTAAGTTCTTTCTAACCTCATCAATGGTATGGATATTATTTAACCAAAATTGAATCTCCTGGTTCTCATCCGCGCGGCGCTCTTCCTTATCGATTACTCCAAACTTGATCTCAACTTTGTTCTCTGGATCGAGAGGATCGAAACCACCTTCTAGCAGCAACTCATTAATGATGAAGAAATCAAAGTATCGCTTAAAAACCTTTGTCATAGCTTCAACGTCACCAAGGGTACCCTTACTTAGGGTACTGGCGGTACTGCGATTTGCAGTATCGCCCTCGCCCATGTCAATCGCGGTCGTACCAAGGGAGGCAAGTGCGCGACTTTTGAAATACGAAAGATAGGATTCAATACGCAAAGCCCGGCCCTCACTACCCACCGCCTCAATCTCATGCCTGTGATCGCTTACGTAGATACCGCCAGCTGGCATGTACTCAATGGTGTTTTTGACAATGTCAGTTTCTTTCCGCCCATCAGGTCCCCATGTTTCAGGAAACGTATCACTGCCCACCTTATAGTGGAACACCGGAAACAAGTTGGCGTCAATAAGATCTTCTACGTTCTCTTCGATACGGCGCAACAACGCAATGTCATCAAGAGCAGGATGTAATTCTGGAAAGCCAATACTGTAGCCTGGATCCTGATTTGTACGGAAATGAACTACATCGTGAGGGAAGAACTCTTTTGTTTCGCCAGTGACATGATCAATCTGTCGCCACTTCTTGGGTTCACCATTACGTTTGGTTTTAAGCTCTAGCGTATCAAAATCAACAATAAAGTAAGCAGCAACGGGTTCTAACTCGCGATCAAACTGGCGCCTGATACTGCCGCTACTAAGATCAACACTTCGCTTTTTGATCCACGCACAGTTGCTGATTGAAAACAGCTGGGTAAACGTTTGTTCCACAACTTGATCTAGCACAGTCTGACTTGCCCATGCCATTTCCAACAGGCGCCTTACCACGTAGTCTCGTGGCTCGGGATTATTCCCGACTATCTCCCAACCAGCCACCATGACACGATTAACTTTCTTTTGGGTAGACTTGAATATGAAACCGTCCGTCTTACGTGCGATGTGTATCTCACGAAGATTAAAATCCGGCTTAAACCACTGTCCGCGATGGCGACCGCTAAAATGCAGAGTCTTATCCGTCACACGTTTCATACCAGCAGGCCGCATTTGACGAGCGGCCCGCTGTGCGTCATGAGAAGGCATAGCCTGTACCATACTAAATAGTATCTCTGGATTCATGTAGTGCCTCCAAGTTCACTAATCCAACGCTTGATCAGCTCACCCTGAGGAGTCCCCTCAAGTTGATTAGTACAATTGATTGTACCAACACGCTCTGGGCCCTTGTAAAGGGCAACCAATTCATTAGTAAGTCTTCCTTCTTTGCCAAGAGCATCTAGCTCAAGATTGAAAGCAGCTCTTCCGGCTGTACGCTGGATACCAGCCCTCAAGATATCTGGATTGGCCTCTACGATATCACAGAAATTTGCTTTTCGCTCACCAGGTGAAAGCTTAGCTAGCATTGAAATCATAGTAGAAACCAAACCAATAAGATCCTTAATTAAAAGAAGGATTCCGATATTACCAATTGTAATACTGAAAGCACCGCTAACTAATATATTGAGGTTGGATAGCGCCTGTTGGAGCTTATCGTCAAGATCGGTAATCCAAAGCCTTGCGTCCTGTAGTGCGGCCAACACCTGGTCGCTCCAATGCCCGTTAATAAACTCTTGGTTTTGAAACGAATCCTGCATGCCTCGAATACTACTAAAATCTATACCGGTTGCTACCTTTTTAGGCGGTGGCGGCGGCAATTCAGACGAGGTGCTTTGCCCTCCGACAATAGCTTTTCTACCAGCTTGCGGATTCTTCAACCCCTGCTCAACACTTTTTTCAGTTACACCGATATTAGCTTCTTCCCCGTCAACTGGTTCGTAAACCATACCTGGCTCACCATCAAAAACACTGGCTACGGTAGTGCCAGTCTGTTGAGCGGTGTCGCCAATTCTTTGACCAACTGCTGCAGCGGCAGCAAGAGCAGCGTTTAGCTCTCTTTGTGCAGTGGCAACCGAAGCCACTGCAGACATGGCACATTCGATTGGGGAGACCATGACAGCAACAATTGCACTTACTAGCCCGCTGATAATTTCAGTAATAATCTTTAGTAGCGGAGCCAGGATTACCGTCCAGTCTAAAGCAATCTCAAGTTGAAAAGACAGGTACTTCCGAAGCGCAACCTTCAGAGCCATTAGCATCATGATCAGGTCAGGCAAACACCAGGGCTTAAACTCTTCTCCAATTTCACAAAAGTTCTGCCATAGGCTAAACGGGTCCAGTTGAGAATTCAAACCATCTATACTGTTGTTCAAGCTATCTACCAGATCGCCTAGTGGGCCAAGCAGATCAATCGGCTGCATCTGCCACTTGAATTTAATTTGGGGCTTACAAACGTCAGCTCCCATGCCAGCACAATTCATAATCTCTTCTGCAACCCTATTGCCAACTTCACCATCCGGAAAAATAGCTGCAAAATCCGCATCGGCATTTATGTCAAAGCCCACCTGAACACTTGGCTTGGGTACGGTACCAATAACATCAGACTCTGATTGCTCTGGGCGCTCAACACCTGCAGAAACAACACCGACTGCCGAGCCTGCGGCTACAACATCCCCATCAGCATTAGTCACCTGGTTATTAGATTCAGCGACTGTCTCTTTTACCCTGTTGGCTTCATAGCGCCCATTTTCATCCGGTTGCTCTTCTGGTGCAGCGAGGCCCTTGGTACTACCCCACGTGTCAGACGTAAGCATGCTCTCGGCACCTTCCAAAAGCATATCTGTAGCTTCTAGCGGTCCCCGAGCAATAGCAGTGAGTCCATCGCGGGACTCACTTTTCAAAGCAGCTTTTTCGAAGCGCCCGATGATAACACCAAGGTGCTGCCATAGCTGTGGGTCTTCCCAATTAATTTCGAATTCAGCTGCCATCTTCCTCAACACCTTCGCTAGCCGGAATTAGGTCCGGATAGATTTCGTTACCCTGCTTACCCTGATCGAGCATAGAGCGGTATTCCTTGGCACGCTCTCTTGCCGCCGTGTCGTTCTCTGTAGGAACATTGCCTTCTAAACCCAGCTCCACTAGCAACTCCAGCAAAATAAGTTTCAAGTCTTCACGATGTACAAAGTCTCTTGCAATTTTGGCAAAGATTTCCATGTACATTTCCTCCGCACCCTTATCAGGATCATTCGGATCTTCATCTCGTGCGGCTTCGGTTAAAAAACCCATTACTCCTCCTCTTCCTCGCCCCAATTACCTGAAGTGTAATCATCAGCTTCCCTCTGTTCTAGCTCGCGGCGCGCAGCCAGCGCCGCCTTATACATCGGATAACTGATTGTGGTAGGGTTGTTGATACCAAAAGCTTTCTTTATAGCTCTTTTTACCTGAGGTAACCGCTCGATATCAATATCGAAACTCAATGCTGTTCCGTCACCTCGAAGAAGCTCATCTATAGTGGATCGGGTTGCCGCTACCTTACTTCGCGTCTCACGAATACGAGCGATAAGCTCGTCTTTTCTAGCCTCGACAACAACAGCCTCCTCGAAGGTAAGGCTGGGACGCAATCTACTGCCTTGAGGATTAACTGTTTTGGGCTGATTGGCCTTGCCGCCGTCTAGTCGAATACGTTTTAGTCGCCTTAACTCCTGCTCCGCAGCGCCCCTAGCTTCCTCAAAAGTCTGTCGGGGTACACCGGTCTTAGAAGGCTTGCCGGTAGAGCGATTAAGGTCGGGATCTACTGGTTCGTAATCTGGGCGATATAATTTCTTGACAGGGATTTTTGGATCAGCCATATCACACTACGTCCTCTAGGTAATCTACTTCTATCTTCTGACCGCTGCGTAGTTGTGCGGCGGTTTCACCCGGCGCATATACACGAACCCAGAATGGGTGATAAGTACTTGTATCAGGAGTACCTGTAGCACCAATATCTGCCATTGCCAAACTCGCACCACTAATTACCTGATCCCATTCAGCCTCAGTTGGCTGCCTACTTCCTTGGCTGAACTTAATACTCCAACCGGTGTTTCCAAGCGGACCACTATCTATGCCTGCATCAGCATCATATCCGACAGAAAGACCATGGTAGTAAACAGCTGGATCGTCATTGCGTAGATGCAGTAACACTTCGTAGGCGCCACCATTTCGTCCATTGTGGTACGTACGCAGCTTGTTAATCACAACCTCTAGTGCGTCCATAGGCATGAGTACTTCTGATTCATCATACAGGGCTAATCCCATTTACTACCTCAAAACGTGTTGCCACGACTCTGGTTGAAGCCCCGGCGGTGATTTTTACGATTTCCGCTCATAAACATACTACCGAACGCGCCACCGGCAAGTAGGCTTCCACCCGCATGCATAAGATAGCGACCATCTTGAGTATTCATAGCCCGACGCGCTTGAGCAGCACGCTCGGCTGCGGCATTGAGTTGCCTGCCAGCGCTAGGATTGTTAGATCGAACAGATTGGGCATTGCGCCTGAGTACCATAGCAGATCTGCCAAGGGCATTCCTAGCCATGGGTCTAGCTAACGCACCAGCACCAAGTCCAAAACTGGCACCGGCGGCAAAGCTACTAAGATCTTGGTTGCCCATTGTGTACCCGCCCATGCCGCCAAGTATTCCAGCACCAACCAAGCCCATGCCGCGACCTGGCGTTGATAAGCCACGCGTTAGGCTTGGAGGAGCAGCAGCTGCAGCAGCTACAGCAGGAGCTACGGAGCCTCCCTGGTGAAAAGCCTGGACTGACTGTTGTATCCTGCTAGGCTTATGAGGAATAGATTCTGGTCGTGGGCCGCCACCTGCGAGTGGCGGCCTTTTGATAGGCAGCACGTCGTTAATATCACCCTTGGGTATCAGCGGTCCCCGTGTTGGTAGCGCAGGTAGCGGCGGTAGTGCAGGGGCAGATTTACCAGCCCATACAGCTGCACCGCCCCAGGTGCTATCAAGTATATTTTTTACGCCTGGCATTACTATCTCCGTTTAATACGTCGGGCTTTCGGTCCGCGACGTCCTCTAGGGTTTACAACATGTGGCGCTGAGCCCGGTTGCCAACTGTGTTCTTCATCTGTTTCATAAAGTTTAGCCGGTATGCCAGCACGTTCATCATAGTATTCGTAGACACTAAGGTCTTGCTTCATCATACCCCGAGATCGGTGTTTAACACGAGCCGAATCATCTTTTGCGTCGAGAGCAGCTCGCCTAATGGCCTCATCCTGGCTTTCCCCAAATCTTCTTGGCAGTATCGATTCTATCTTACTGTTGCCAGCACCGGTTTTACTCAACTGATTAAACAGCCCCCTGATTCCCAGCGGGTCGCGATTCCTGCCAGCCCGGTTCTTAAGCTCTTGTTCGGAAATATGTGCGGGCGCACCCTGGCCAACCGCTCGACCATTGACGTAAATACCTTCTTCGAGCTGAATACCAGCTAGCGCCAACATGAAGGCATCTAGCCTATGGTCGCCGATAGTGGGGCTTTCAGCACCATATACCGGCTTGTTGGTTGTGGGGCTACGGCGCAGCACCACGTAGTTAAGAAGCTCTTTCTTGAGCTGCTCGTCGTACAGGCTGAACCAAACTCGCCCATCCTCGAACTGTCTAACAGCGTTTTCAACCAAGAAAGCCTTACCAGCCTTCTTCATCTTCTGGCCATCTACCGGACTACGCATTTCGACATTGCTACTGAAGTTAAAGCTCTTTAACCTGTCAGCCAACTTACTGGTACTAACCTGCATTGGGTCAGAGGCTCGACCTCTAAAGCGAATACTAAGTAACTTTAGGTCCTCGATGATGGTGTGTCCATAGCCTTCGTCTGCGTAGATGTAATGTGGCTGCCATTTGTGATTGAGTCGAATTACCTCACGCTTCCACTGGTCCGCGCTAAATTTGCCAGCAGCGATGTTGATAGCTTCTACTACCCAATACCTGTAACCACCATCTTTGGTTCCAAAGATGTCATTTGTACTACCTGTGGGATCGCAGGCAACAACAACGAACTCGGTGCCAGCATTTTTATTCCAGTCGATGCCAATCGCGTAAATGATGTTCTTGCGCTCAAGAACACCTCGCCCCCGCCACCAGTTGCCGTTATTGTACATTTCGTTATACCGGTAATCAGCCCTAGCCTGGAAAACAGCGCTGGGTTTGAACACCCCGTGTCCACCTTCAATGAACTCAGCCATATACTCGGCTCGGAAACTTTCTTGCGTTCCCTCGCCTTCAAGCATGCCCTTTATCTTATCCCATTGAGGTAGCACTGTCGACGGCAGGTGATCCTCCTTAAAGGTAGGGTCCTCCAGACAATTGTGAACCTTGAAGCCAACTGAATAATCATGTGCACTAGGTACCTCTAGATTGTATACATGACCCACATAATCACTGCTACTTAACTTGCGAACCTTGGTCCACCATCCACCAGGTACCTGCTGGCAATAACGCTGAGCTATACTGTGTAGGGCCTTGCAAGGTTTCTTACCAGGTCTATCTAATGACGATAAACTGACAAGAATTCCATTAGCACGCAGTAGCTGATCTAAGCGCAGCAACACATTTTGAGCGGTAAGCGTGATCGTCCAATCGACATAATCGCCCACTCCGCCGTCGCCTTGCAGCAACCCCTTAAGTAAAGATTCGGTAAAGATAGGATCGAACCAACCTGGAATCTGCTTGTCGTGAGAGATTCCTATTTCGGCTCCGAATACATAGCCGAGCCATGATTTGTAGACTATGACTTCCCTAGTCGTATCTAGGTCGGAGCGATCATTGATAACATAAGGTAAGTTCCAACGGGTACACCAGCTAGAAACTATATCAATTAACTCTGATTCGCTAGCATGAAAAGTCCATTTGATTCCAGAAACATAATTATTTTTGACAGAACGAACAACCGAACCTTCTGCTAAATATAAGCCTAAAACCTGAGCATCAACATCGTTGAACTCGTCATGCCATTGCTGCATAAACTCCTTCGCTGACAAGAAGCCTGCTATTCGACGCTGATCTGCAACAAATCCATACTTACGATATTTGGCAATATAAGAGGACAGCGTTCTTCGCGGAATATTCTTTAGTTTAGAAAAACCCGTAATAGAATCAGCTTTAAGAGCATCGTGCGCGAATTGCGTTTTATCCTGATCGCACATACGAAGCTTGAGGCTGTCGAACGTGAGTTGCTCTGACTGTAATTTTGGAACGGGAATAAAAAGTTCATCATCTAGAGTCAGTTCATGAGCTTGAACCCATCCTCGTCGAGTATACACAGGATGATTACTGGTAGCACTTACAACAGGGCGATAGAACGGAGAGATGCTTATCATCTCTCCGTCGTAATTACGAACCATTCCTTCTTCTGTGTGGGCGATCTCGCCATTGCCAGTCAACACTGGCAATGCAGCAGTCGGCTCAGCCAGCCCTTTGATATCCGTCCAGCCATATGGTGTCTCTACCAGGGTTTCAGGCGGAAAACACCAACTGTAAAATCGGGCGCGCTTTCCAATAGGTGTACTTGTGGCCACCAGCACCACATCGCCTTCCTGGTCGGTAAGCAAGATAGGCATAACAACCTTGTCCAGCACCTCGTCAGGAATCATATCCATTTCATCCAGGTAGATGATTGTAGCGTTCTGTCCACGCATGGTACCGCCACCACTACCATCGACCTTGGTTCCAACGCCAGAAACAAAGCCCTTGATGATGGCACCGTTATCAAAATCCATGTGGAAAAACGGAGTCTTTACATACAGGCTTCCACCACTACTTGTGGTCAGTCTCTTCATCAGGTCCCGATTGCGCTTTAACAGCTTCTCCATCTCATCAAAGATGTTAAGAATCTGGGACTGATAGGGGGTGACAATCATAATCTCTGGGCCAGAAAACAACTGTTCTCCAGTTTCGTTATCATAACCCGCAGGCACCTGCCGTGTTAGGGCAAAGTAAAGAAGCTTTAACGCACTTACAAAGGTCTTGCCGCTACGCCGACCCTCCCTGATGACAATGCGCTTGCTACTGCATCGCAACTGCTCTTTCTGATAGGGCCTGAGCCTCCAGGTTTTCTTCGAGTCATCGAAGCCAAAAAACAGCTCGGCCCAAGCTACGGGGTCAACGGTACTAAGTAGCAGTTTGTTAGCCCTGGTTTTGGTGATATTATGCTTGGTAACAAGTGCATCACGAGCTGCTAGCGCGCCAGCGCCAAGCCCGGCGGGAATACCCTTACAGGGAACACGAAAGTCCCGCACGGGGGTACCATCTTTATCTCGGGCTTCCTTGTACTTGATTAGCTGTCTAGCCTGGCACCCTATACACGTGGGGTGCCAGTCTGTTCGGACACCGTAGTTGCTAGCAAGCCACTGCTGTTCTGCGGTGTCTAAACGAGCATTTGAATCCTGATATTTTACACCGTATTCGTTAACAACATACAGTTTGCTTTCAATACTGTCCAAACTCGGGGTCATCTGATTCTCCAATCATAGAAAGGACGCAATGGTCACCACTACGTTCCATAATCGGATGCACAATGTGAGCAAGTAGCGAGACCAGCGATCCGCGATCGTCCTCGATAACATAGATTAAATCTGCTGTCACCTGGCTATTTAGACCTGCCTTTCCTCTCTCCTGCCCTGGCGTAAGGTCTGCGAACCTAATGGTACCACCGCCATGAAAGCGAGCACTAACATAAGGTTGCTCCTGTATGATATACACGGCTTCACCAGCGTAAAGGTCTAGTGCAGTGGCGACATAGCGCTCGAAAGCCTCAAAATAAAATCCAGTACCCAGCACCAGCACACTCCACCCTTGGTTGAGGGCTTTGTCAACAGCCGCAGCTAACGCATGGTCCCGTGTTCGAAAAGAATGCTTTAACCTCATCTATACCTCGAATGGTAATTTCGCCCACTGTAATGCATGAAGTTAGCTTCTTGGCCAAGCGCTGAACGGGCGTTCATATGGTTTCGATGAAACGCCTGTACTGCCCTGGCTCTCATTGTGGTAGCGCCCCTGGTCATAAACGCAGCCATACTACCACTGGTATGAACACCTCTTTGCATTTGCGAATGAGCGTAGCCGGCATTGGCGACGGCTTTACTAACATGGTACGTGCCATAGCCTGCTGTTGCAACCCCAACTGCAGCCATAGCCCCACCAGCTACAGCCAAGCCGCCGATAACCGGGTTTACGCCAGCTAGGCGCAGGGCGTTGACACTACCAGCTAACGGCGCAGCACCTACGTAGCCACCTGCTAACGCGCCAGCGGTTCCAAGCCCCATACCCACGGCTCCGCCCAGGGCCTCGCTGCCAGGTAGTCCGGTAGCACCTACGAGGCCACCAACAGCCTGTCCTGCAGCCATACCTACGGTGGCACCGACAGAACCGCCAAGGTATCTGGCACCCAGGCTCATAAAGCCCCCGTAACTTAACTGCGTTGCCGAGGCTTTGAGGCCGAGGCGCTGAAACCTGTTACCGTAGCCACTACCTGGTTGGTGCCCGCGTGTACCGGGACTACCGTAGGCGAACCGGGCGGCACCAGCAGAAGCCGCAAGGTCAATCATGCCGTAACTAGCAGCACCCGCTAAACCGCCCTCCTGGTATCCCTGGTAAATCTGATATCCACTAAAAGCCAGACCTGCGGCACCAGGGGCAACATCACCAGCACGTTGCCAACCTGTCATCTTGTTGAAGCCAGGGGCTTGGCCAGTCATTAACGGCAACACCCTGCCAGGTTGTTGCGTGATAACGCCACCGTAGCCGCTACTGACCACCTGGCCACCCGGGCTAACAGCAGATGGCTCCATACCGGCCATGAGCGTGCCACCTAATCCCAAATACTGCCTAAGCATCATGCCTCCATACTATGGTGTCCCACGGGACTTCTAAACATCATGTGGTTCTGTTGTCTTTGCGCCAGCCCTTGCTGGCGTCGCCGCTGAATCGCCTGTTGACTTCCATAATGCCTGTAGGCACTGTAGCCTCGACGCGTATGCGGACTTGTGCTGGTACCCATTGTATCAACTGCCATCACACTGTCTAGCGTCCTGACTCCATTTGTCGCCCGGAGGCGGTGGGGCCCCCGCGGTCGCCCGTGCTGACTGATGTATGAACTCAGATCCCGTTGTTGCTCCACCAGGTAGTTCTTATGCGGGGCGTTTGGCTGACTGATTACCCACGGAGTCACCTTGTCCTCGTGTATACCAGCTGTTGCTCCAGCTGCCTGCGCGGCAGCAGCCACGCCGGGATTCCACCCTTGCTGCTGTGCAGCCTCCATGGTAGTGAGAATACTGAGATGTCCGCTATTGGCGACAATACGGTCTTTACGCGTAAAGGTGTTGAAGGTGATGCGATCTCCGCGAGCACTGGTAGCCTCGTAAAACGCCCGTGCCCACGGCTGACTCCACATACCTCGATTAGCCTTGTAAGCTCTGGTTTCAGCGCTTCTAAACGCCTGCCAGCTAACCATGCTGTCGCCAGCCTTACCAAAGGGAAGGAAGGCCGCGTGGCCGCGTTGCACAGCCTGCAGGTTGTAGTTCTTGCCATCTGCGTACAGGACAGCTAGTTGACGACCATAGGTGCTTTCACCAGGATTGATCACAAGTTGTAGGCGCTTGCCGGCGATTAACGCCCTGGCTGCGGCTGCGGCTTGGTCAGCGCCGGGCTGCGGCGTATGATAGCCAGCCCCACCGCCGTCAAAGACCCCATGTTGCACTTCGGGGGCGTCGATGCCTTCAAGACGAAAGCTGTATCCACTTTGTTGCCCCATGAATGCTGCAAGCGCTCCACCTCGCCTGGTGAGTTTAAGCGTATCTGGATCCTCTAGCTCGATTTCGTACTTTGTTGGATCAACATCAAGCACCTGGAGACCCTGCCCTCGTAAGCCAGGAAATTCCCCTGGTGCTCGTGTACGGGTGTTGGAAATGTAGTTGGCACCGCGTTTGGAACCAAATACACTGGCTATGCCGCCAGGGCCATGTACAACCCCATACTGGGTTCGCAACCACCGCTCACGCTCAGCCAATAGCTCCTGATCTGCTAGTACGCCCATACTGGTTTGTGGTCCCTGATACGGGCTACCAAAGTCGGTGTTTTGCCGCCTTTGGGCGCCAATCGGTCCATCGTGCCTCATTCCCTCGTTGCGAGCAAGCCAATCACTGTATCCGTAACTTAGCACAGACGACTGCGCGGGCGGTCCTGTAGATGGAAACACCGCGGCGACACCAACGGCAGCAACACCTGCGGCCAACAGCGCGCCACCCGTTCGCAAGTCCCCGGCTACACGGCGCAGGTTAGGACCCGCTATTCCTGTTCGCACAGAGGGAGCAGCATCTAGTTTACCAAGTATCCTGGCATCGAGGTCGCGTACATGACGATGATGACCAGCACGCAGTTGTTCAACCGTGGCGTAGCTGCCATACTGGCGTTCAAGCGCCTGCCAATCGACATCATACTGGTCTCGAATGTGGTCAACCACCTCTGATAGTTGCTGGTGATACCTGTGTCGGTAGAAGGGTCTGGGCTCGAAAACACGCTGGCCATCAGGTCGGGTTTTAGCCTGGCGTCGAATACCAGCTATACCCGATTGACTAACAGCATGACCTTCAAGCAGTAGTTGCTCACGCGCACGCGCAAGACGCTGTGCGGCAGCACGCTCCTGCGCCTCCTTACTAACCGCAGCCTCGTAACCAAAATACCTTGAGGCTGCTGCGAGCGGACCAACACCTCGTCGGGCTTGTGCACGTAGGTCGGGGGTATCGGCGCGAAAAGCCTCAATTAACTCCGCTTGGCGCCTAAGTACATACTGTTCATGTAAAGCCACGTCTTCAGCAGCGCGATGCGCCTCGAGAGCCAACCGGTCTCCAAACGCACGAGATAACATCTGGGCGTTTATGTCTATACCAAGAGGACCCAGGCCCTTCTGGGATCTCATACGGGTTGCCGTACCCCAGGATTTAAGCGCCCTGGTGACGTCCAGGATGTCTCTGACGGCCGTGGTGCCGGCGGCTGGTACATGACGTCGGTAAGCCTCGTAGACTGGCCTGTAGTCACCCGTATGAGCCGCCAGCGTCCTTGCCTGGTTAACCTCTGGTCCCGTAACGTACAGGATGTCACTCCCCTCACCAGCGGTTTCCAAGCTGGCAGCGATTTGATTTCGTAACGCCTGACCGTCGGCAGCTAGTTGTGCACCCACCTGCTTGCTTTCGAATGCGGCGTTGGCAATCCACAAGGTGCTGCCGGGGCTTAGATGTCGAGGAATATCCCCAAGCGCCGCGTGCACGGACCCACGTTGCTGACTAAAGGTAAAGCCAGCAGCAGCCATGGCGCGACGGCGCAAGTCTAGCTGTTGCCAGGTTTCGATATCTCCACGTAAGTGCGGATACAGGCCACGAACGATATTTTCGTGCAACCACGGACTAACCTGGGCCAGACTACGCATTACCGGGCTATCAGGCCCTAGTTTCAACTGGTGTCTAAATACCTGGTCCCAGGTGTTAACTGGCAGGCGAGTATGTACGTCACCAGCCCTGGCGGTTAGTCGAAGGGGGTCCTGGGCACCTGTTGTACTTGTGGTAACAGCGTTTGGATCTACTATCCAGCTACTGACATGACGCCTGTCGTAATCCAGTAACGCTAGTTCGTGGATAGAGGCGCCACGGTGTAAGCCCGTAGTTTCCGTATCAAGGAAAAACATTTGGCGTAGTAGTGGATTCACAGTTACTCCAGCTTAAGCTCTATTTCCTTACTTGTTTCTCCGGTATCGAGCAGCAGGCGCTTCACCGCCTGCAGCTCTTGTAGTACCTGACTTGCCTCATCGTGCTTGCCGAGCTTAGCTTGGGCATTGACTTTGGCCTGACGGGTTTCAACCAGCTTGTCAAGCAGTCGTCCACGACGGTTCTCCAGGCGTTCCAGGGCTTCAAACGCAGGGTGTGTTTGCGTAGTCTGTAGCTCATGACCTTGTTCGGTGATACCAATGACGTCCGTACGCATCAGGTCCTGCCCCTGACCAGCGGAGTCACCGGCACTAAGTACCATCAACGCCCTGTTCTTATACAGGTCTATTAACGCCAGTTCGTTAACCAACGCGACCTCAACGGGGTTATGTACGTCAACCTGTAGATGAGCATAGTATTCCTCGATCTTGGCGCGCATATACAGCGCTTCCATAACGCAGGGTCTGCCAACAGGATAATCCTCGGCATCGCCAGCCACGATGTTGCCGTGCTCATCACGACCAGCTAGCGGGCAGTGGGCTATGTATTTACAACGTGCGGGCCCACAACAGGTAAGGGGCGCTACCGTATGTAAGCCAGTACGCATGCTTTGATTGCTTGTTAGCACGCGCTTTTTCTTGTCAGCTGGTAGGCGGGCCAGCCAGGCCTCGTAGTCTTGACCGTGACTAAGTATGACGGGTACTGCCCGGTCGTGCTTGACTAACTCATCGCCCATGGTGTCTCCAGCGCTATCAAGGCGGTTCCAGATGTTAACAGCAGGTAACTGGTTTCTGCCACGTAGGTGTTGGCGCCAATAACCTTGTAAAGCTGTAGCTGCAACCGCGTTCCCTCAGTGGGCGCGTGAGTCCTGCAACTAAGTACCTGGGGTCTCAGCGGCTGTACGCGCACATACAGCCAATCCACAGATATTGGCTCGCCATCTACTGTTATTGCAACATCATCATACATTGGTGCCTACGGGTGTGGTTTCGATGTCAACCAGCTGGCTGTTAACAACAGCTAGCACCTCGATGGGCGAAACTATAAGCAACGCCTGGCCGCCAGGGTTGTCGACACTGGCACTAAAGGCCACATGCTGTACCCCTGGTATCAACACCGTACCCAAGTATACCTCGGTTTCTCCGTTTTCGTTAGTCTGTATTCGTAGTTTCATCGGTGCTCCCGGCGAATTCATCGCCAATATCGATAATGGTTTGAAGTTGCTGGCAAGCACGGTGTCCAGGCGCTGCTGCCTGGAGCTCGGTTAGCAGCTGCTGGGCGTGTGCGCGGGCTGGCCGCCAGTCTTGAACGTGTCGGCGAAGCAACTGGCGACAGAAAGGACAGTCGTGGCGCCGTGGACTATTAGTGTACAGGGCCTCATATCTGGCTATACTAGCAAGGTAGAATGGGGCTTTAAGTTCCTGGGGGACTGCCAGAAGGCGTATGAGCGCGCTGGCAGCAAGGAAATCATGGGCTGTCATTGTCTATAGCCACATCTATGGTAATAACCCGGGGTTCGGCTGGTAGCAGCACCCTTACTCCACTGGGAGTGATGAACACCGGGTACTCAGGATAGGCTGTGCGCGCGTGCAGATAAGCCTGATAGCGCGTATGCAGCTCCCGGGCGCTTGCGCCCACGGCGGCCCAGCCGGTACCTACAGATACCAACTCGGAGTCAGCCAGACCTAGGTGCTGACGTTGGCTAAGGTTGGGCAAGCAGGGAAGCAGCGCAGCCCCCGGGCTGCCAAGCCAGCAAAGGTTTTCGTATCTAGCAGCGTACATCGTAAATGTCCTCTGGAACAATCCCTAATTGGTCATAGCAGCGCCCCGCTACCTGAGCAGCTTGAAGATCTTGTTGCTCACGCACCCAGGCGGCAACAACCGGGCCAGCAGGGAGCCAGTAACTACCGTGCACCTCATCTACATCCGATACCCGACACCCGATGTCAGTAAGTGTTCGAAGACTGATATCGGATGGAACAGCCACACGACCGCCATGGTACAACCAGCAAGCACCACGGAAATGAAACTCCTTGGGCTCCACAGCAGTTGCTGCCAAGGCGGCAGCGATATTGCGGACGCGGGCGTTGCTAACAAATTTTTCTTGTGATTTCATAGGTCCTCCTGACAAAAGCTAGACACCCGCGAAGCCGCGGCAAGCTCCGTGACGAGGGGGCGAAGGCGTTTAATTACAAAATTTATGATTTTAATTACAAAAAATTCGTGACACGGGGTGAAAATTGACACAGTAGTGATGTACCAGGTTAGTTAATGGTACGGACTGGGACCCCTATTGTTCGGAGCCCACCGGGGGTTAATCCACAACCCTTTTCTTTGGACTGACATTGTCAGTGGGACGCTCTTGCTAGATAAGAGTGGTCAACCTCGGGTGTGCAGGCAGTACGTTGTCTATAGCACACTTCAGCATGATGAACGTACAGCTAATAACCGTTACTGACGGGCTTCTAGCTAATATCAGTACATCTGACCCGCAACAGCGAGATGTGTCCGACATCAGTGTGAGAACACTGTAACAGCAGGCATGAGCTATGTAGGTAAGGTCAGTGAGGTGACGCGTATGTGTAGCGCCATACACGTTAGCCAAGAGTAGCAAACATAGTCAATAACACCCAGACTATAAAGGGTATGCGTGGATGAGTGCACGCAATATAGGGTGGTCCAGCACCAATAGCTCACATACTAGGTAGCACCTAGTACTAGCCTGTAGTCGGGTCGCAACCGGCTAGTGTGCATGCTCACGAACATAAGCATGTAGGTGGGGAGTCAATGCCCTCCACCTGGGCCCTGGTATCACCAGGAGGCTATCACCAATGCCAACGGCAGCATAGGCAGCAGGTACATGGGCACGTGCTCTATCTGCTACCGCACCTACACCTGCAGGTATAAGCAGGACACGATACCAAGGCTAGTGGCACCCACAAGGGTAAGTCCACGAGGCCGCCAATGCGGGAGGGTACCCGCCACCACCCGGGCAATCATGCCCAACCAATTGTTAAGGAAGAGATATGACTGTCATCGAGATCCTTGCCACTGTTCCGTTCACCTCCTGCATGGGTACATTTGTGCTCATGATGGTGTGCTTGGGCGGCTGCCTGGGCTACGTGCTTCATCTGCTCGACAAGGCAGCTGTGGCTGAAGACCTGGCAGCCGAGCTGGTGTATGCCAGCTTGGACCTGGACCT